TTCCGTCTACAAATAGAAATTGAAGATCCTCAAATTCTTGAAGTAAATCTCTAACGTTTCTGAAAATGTATTCTGGGGTAACTTTTACTTTCCTCGAAACATACGGCAACTTATTAAATACCATACATTCATTTATTTTTCTTTCTACTAGAACTACTAAATAAGCACCTGACTCTTTTGCTCTTTTGATTTCGTTTTTAAATCTTTCAAATCCACCGCTAAGAGTCCCGACAAAATCCCTTATAGATTTTCTTTCTATATAACAGAAGCAACACTTCTCTGGATCTTCTAAAGTATAATCGCCGAATTTTAATCCTGCTATTTTTATTGGGTGTTCAAGTTTGAGGGGCGTCTGCTCTCTTGTGTCTACGCATATTTTTACATCTGTGTCAATTTGTTCTTTAAATGCTTCTTGTGCCGCTACCGAAGAAAACCTATTCTTTAAGCCTAATTTGGAGCACGCTTTATAATAGTCCTTTAAAATTATTTCGTAATACTGCACTGGCGGACTCATTATAGTCCGGAGTTCTACTTGTGTTGGAGCTAACTTTAAATCTTTTTTTTCTATTCTGTCTTTTAGTAGTCCGGTGCAATATTTCCTTGCCTCTTCTGGATGTTTGGACTTTAGCCACTTTTGCATATTAGTCCTAGAGTTAAAGTCGTTAGAGAAATAATACTCTTTAGATTTAAACTTTATAGTCTCCCCGGAGAAGAGGTCTTTTCTGGGGTAATACTCTTGGTAATAACTTGCCATCCTTAAGCCATGAGCCTTAAGGTGAGCGTGTAGCTGTTTATCAGCCTCAAATTCTTTTCCGCAAACTTTACACTTAACCATTCAAAGCCTCTTCCTCTGTTAGACCCATAATTTGAGCTTTAATTTCATCAATAGAGGAAAGCTTTTCGACCTCCTCTTCGACTGCTTTTTTCTTTAGTTCCGCTATGCGTATAAGCTGTTTTCTGCTTTCTTCTTGTTTCCACATCGCAACTAAATTAAGTATGCTGGCATTTTCTTTTATTTGCTTACTGAGTCTCGCGCTTCTTTTTTCTTTTAGACTGTCCAAGAGTTTAGACTGTCTTGAAACGCATTGATTGTATTCTGTCTGCGCAGTGTTTATGGCTTCAACTAAGCCCATTGATATTCTTCTACCTTCTGTGTCGTCAGACGCTTCGTCTAGTAGCTGAGACAACCTCTCTACTCTCCTTTGGATATTTGCAGATATGACAACTTCGGTAGATAGCACAATATACTGATCAACTTCCTCCTGTGTTAAGTCTGATTTATCATTTGTATACCTTATAAAACTACTTTCAAATAACTCTCTGTCTGTTGTGGTTCTATAAGTGTTAATTTGATGACAGAATCTATAGGTGGAAAGATACCCCATTAGTCTCTCTATGTTTTTTCTTATTGTGGAGTTTAATTCATCTTTGTTTATCTGCTCACTAACATACTTGTTAACTCTCGTTATTGTTCTGTCAATAGATTTGGGTGGCTTATAAGTTTCACTATCTCCTTCTTCTATTTCGTGGATTGCTCCCGGATTTACGCCTTGAGAACTCAAGAAATCTCTTACAGCTCTAGTTTCAGCGCTAAGCGTTTGGATTGTCTCGTCTTTTTTTAGATAGCGAGCCATCTCCATAGGCCTCATTGCTTCAGCGTTGTTTAACATGAACTCTTTCTCTTCATCTGTCCATGTGACTTGATCGCTTTGCTTTTGGTATTCGTGGGCTCCTCTTGCTTTAATTTTCCTTGAAGCTAGAAATTTTTTAACAGCTCTTCCTTCCTTGCTTCTTCCGTCTTTACCTTTAAATCCAGCTGCGTCTTGTATTAGTTCTAATAGGGAAGGCGCA